AATCACGCCAATGGTGTCGATTTAATACCCGAAGACTTCCGCGAGTATGTACAAGAGCGTGAAGCAGAACTGGAGGTGATTGTAAAAGAGGCCGTGGAAGAACACGCCAAAGAAACGGCCGAGAAAATGACCGTGGTGATTAAAGATCAATTGATCGAAGGGGCTTTTGATCAGTTGTTTAAAACAGCGCTCTTGGAAATGTGCATCGTGGGTCATGGTTGCCTTAAAGGCGTGACACTTAAGATCGATAAACGCAAGCGTTGGAAACAAAATCAGAAGTGGTCAGCCGAAGCGTTTGAACAAATTGCCCCGAAAATATCAGCGCCATCGGTGTTTAATTTATACCCCGATCCTTATTGTACCGACAAGGATGACATGATCGGCATTTATGAACGTCATATTCTAACCAAAGGTCAATTTATTAAAATGGCCGAGACTGGCTCTGGTTTTCGTATGAAGGTCGTGTGGGAGATTGTGACGCTTACCCGTAGCGGCAATCATACCGAAGAGGCGCACGAAATTGAACGCAGACAGATGGCCGGCCTTTCGCCCAGTGGTGAATCTAATCGTTTTGAAGTGCTCGAATATTGGGGCGCAATGGATGGCCAAGATCTAGAACAATGCGGCTGTAAAGTTCCCGACACAAAGCGAGTCTATCAAGCCAATATCTGGATGTGTGCATCCCGCGTGATTAAAGCACAACTTAATCCTTATGATGCCGATGAAATCCCGTATCACTTGTTTCCTTATGAGCGTGTGCCGCACCAATTTTGGGGAACCAGCATTGCGCGCATGATGCGTGATTCACAAGAAACGATTAACACCGCTATACGAGTCTTTCTCGATAACACCGCGATCTCTTCAGGGCCACAAGTTGAAGTGAACATGGATATGTTGCACGCCACAGAAGATGCAACTCAGATCTATCCGTGGAAAATTTGGAAGCGTTCGGGCTCAGATGCCACCCATCCGATGCTGCGCTTTTATCAACCGGCCAACCATAGCAGTTCATTAGAAAAGATTATTGAAATGTTTCGTCGCTTTATTGATGAGGAAACCAGCTTACCCAGTTATACACATGGATCTCAAGGCGAAGGCTTAAACAAAACAGCGTCCGGCATGTCGATGCTGATGGGGGCCGCCAATGTCGCGATTAAATCCGTGGTGAAAAACATTGATGACTTTTGTATTCGTCCTCTTATTTCCTCGTTGTACGACTGGAACATGCAGTGGAATGATGACGAAGCGATCAAGGGTGATTTAAAAGTGGATGCCCGTGGATCAACAGTATTGATTGCCAAAGAAATTCAAAGCAACCGCATGATTCAATTTGCGCAGCTTACCGCCGGCGACCCCACCGTGGATCGTGTTTATTTAAACCGAGAGATTGCAAAGTCGCTCGAAATTGATTCAGAAAAGGCCGTCCCTGATGCACCAAGCTCCGAAGAACTTATCGCCGCAGGAGGCGGAGGTGGTATTGACCCAGCTCAGGCCCAACTTGCCGCTCCGCAAAACGCTCAGCAAGTTCCTACTTCGGCAACGTTCAGTTAATCACGAGCAGCTTGAAGTCGAAACCGATCTATTAAAGATAGGCCGGCTTCAAGGTCGCAATGCAAACATCAAAGATTTATTAAATTTAGTCAAACAAGCAAGTGAAATTCACGACAGTCAGTAGCGTTAACGTCCCGCGCTAAAGACTTCACCCCCCTAGATTAAAGGCAACGCCCTTAAGGCTCGATGCGTAAGTTCGCTACTTACAAATTAAGCCCCACGGTACACGTTTGCCTGAAATTTAGGTTTTACCCACCGACGTGGACACGTTTTGCGGCCCTTGAAAGAGGCACACCAAAGCAACTCCCCACAAGGAACTACCTTTATGCCAGATTATTTAGAACCAGAAGATGAATGGGCTCACTTGGATGATGAAGCGGATGCGCTGATTGATCCGACGACCGCGAAGACCCCTGAAGTTGTTGAAAAACAAATTAACCAGGCACAGTCTGAAACGATCGTTGAAAAAACAAATATCCCTGAAAAATCAACCCCCGACACCTCCGAGCTTAACCATGATGCCGTGGACGGTTTGACCGCCACGCAATGGAAAGAGCGTTATGACAATGCAACCGCACGTATGCACCAAGCGATCGAGGAAGCTAACACGCTTCGCAAATCAACGAGTGACACCGAAACGCTGCAAACCGCATTGGATAACGCGCTGAATGAACTCGCCACGCTCAAGACACAAGCCCCCGTTGTACCCGTTACGTCTCCGGACGGTGCGAGCGACGATGCTTTGAATAGTCTTGCTGAGGATTACGAGCAATTCAAACCATTGGTTGAAGAAATGAAAGCACAGCGAGCACAGTTAAAACAACAGGGTCAGGCGGCTGAAAGTACCGCGAAGTCGGCCCAGCTGAGTGCTAAAGCGGATAACGAGCGCGTCCACATGGATGCGATCGTTGCGGCACATGCTGATGCTATGGATATACACGGGAGTGCCGAGTTTAATGGCTGGTTGGCTCGCCAACCTGCATACATCAAACAGGCGGTTGATAACGGTTCCGCTGCGGATGTGATCGATCTCTTAGATCGTTACAAACTCAGTACGGGCCATGGTTCAAATAAAGTGACTGAAGATAAGCTTAAAGCCGCACGCACTATCGCAGATAACGCGCCGGCACCAAGCGCAGGGGACGGACAAGCGAAGCCCCGCTTTACTCAAGAACAAATTGGTCGCATGACTCAGGCTGAATATGATGCCAATGAAGATGCGATCGATGAGTGGATGAAGGACGGCGGAGCTTCATAAGTTCGTGACGCATTTTATAGCGTCCTTTTTATGAGGAATACCCTATGCCAATCGCAGCAGGAAATTTTATCCCTGAAGTTTGGTCGAAAAAGTTAAATCGTCGTTTTTACGGCAACACCGTTTGCATGGCAGTCGCAAACAGAAATTGGGAAGGAGATATCACCGGACACGGAAATAAGGTAATTATTCGTGGAACACCAGAAGTACTCATTTCTGACTATTCGGCTCATGGCACCCTTACTTATGAGACGCTTAGTGTAGGTAAGCAAGAGCTTTTGATTGACCGTGGGAAAGCCTTTAGCTTCAAAGTTGACGACATTGAAAAGGTGCAATCTGACGTTGCGCTAGTCAATGCGGCGACCACTGATGCCGGTCACAAGATGAAGATCCACGTTGATAAAGACGTATTAGGCAATATTTACGCGGATTGTGGTCAGATTTTGGATGGTTCTAGCGGTATCGATAAGTCAAATGTGACAGATTATATTGTCGACAGTGGCACGCTTTTGGATGAATCAAACATCCCTGAAGAGGGGCGCTGGATTATCATACCACCATGGATGGCTGGCATGATTAAGAAGTCCGATCTATCCGACGCGTCGATCTCAGGTGACGGTACGTCGATGAAACGTAACGGTTATTTAGGCGTCATTGATCGCTACAAAATCTACGTTTCAAATCACCTTGCGAGTGTCGATGATGCGGGCGTGGCATTTGGTGAAAGTGGATTTGATCCGTCAACCCTGAAAACCAAATGTATTGCCGGCACGAAAGATTTGTTCTGCTTTGCGTCACAATTCACTAAATCTGAAACTGTTCGTTTGGTGGATCAATTTGGTGATGGTATCCGTGGCTTGAACTGCTACGGCTTCAAAGTGACCAACCCTGAAGCGGGTATTATGTTGAACTCAAAACGCGGAGTCTAAGCGCGTTTAATCGTCTCGTTAGGTGAGGCGATCAATAATGCAAAAAGGCCGCTCATTGAGTGGCCTTTTTTGTTTCATTTTAAAATTTTATTGGAGTTAATCTTATGGATCTCATGAGCATGACGAAAGATGATCTAGCGATCCACGCATTTGACAAATTTGGCGTGGAACTGGATCTAAGTAAACGCATCAAAAAACTTCGTGCTGAAGTGTTGTTGCTTGAAGAGGGCGGCAGTCTTGAAGAGGAAGAGGAGGAGGACGAAATTCCAGAAGGTAAACGTTTGATGCTGAAAAATCCCCGCACTGGCCTATCGTTTCCACCCACTAAACAACTGATGGCGCGCACTGATTTGCTGCATGTGTATGTTGATATCCCTAAGCCAGCTGTAGAAGACGTGACGACGGATAGCGACGGCAACGCGGTTCTTGAGGCGTAATTGATGCAAATAAATACCCTAATTAATCAAGCCGCGCTGGCACTGAACGATCTTTCGTTTACTCGATGGACTCAGGATGAGTTGTTGGGGTATTTGAACAAGGCCGTGGTCGTCCTAATCGGCTATCGCCCTGATGCCAGTACCGTCAACAAACGCTTTACGTGTGTCGCCGATACGATGCAAACCTTTAGCGCCGACGAATTACGTCTAATTGACGTGGTGCGCAACGTAGAAACCGGTGAGCCGATTAAATACATGGATAAGAACACCATTGATACCATTATTCCACGCTGGCACAACGAAGCGATGGAAGATGATGTTGAGTTCTATATGTATGACGATCGTATCCCCAAAACCTTTTATTTGTACCCCTACCCACCGGCCGGCCATGAGATTGATTTAGTGTTCTCAGTACTCCCCCCGCCCATAGTCGTGGACGATTGGAATACCAATAACGTGGCACTGCCGCTCGATGATATTTATCAAGTCGCCCTTGCGCATTACATTCTGTATCAGGCGTACGGTAAGGATACCGCAGTAGGCAACATTCAAAAATCGATGCTGGAATTGCAAGCCTTTGCAAGTGTGCTGAATGTGAAATTGAAAATGGATATTGCCGCCTCTCCTGAATCCAACCAATAGCGAGGTAAACGTATGCCCAGTGGCAAGTTACAACTGTACAACAAATACCAACTAAACCAAGCCAAAGACATTATCTCGATTAGTTCTGATTCATTGAAGTTAGCGATCGTTAGTGCAGGTTCTAATGCGGCCGATTTGAGCTTGGAGTACTTCAACCAAATCACCAACGAGATATCAGCCGCCAATGGTTATACGGCCGGCGGCGAAGTGATTGGCAACATCACAATTACCGAAGCCGCAGGGGTCACCACCATCAATGGGGAAGACTTCAATATCTTAGCGGCAGGGGGTTCGATCACCGGTCGTTATGGAGTGTTG